CACGAGTCAAAAGCTAAAATTAAATTTGTACAGGCTGGAAGACGAGCAGGTAAAACTAGATCTGCTCTACAGGAAGCATTACGACAAATCAGAGAAGCATCAATAAACCCTGTACAGTTTCCAAGCAAGAAAGAAAAGTTAACGGCAGAACAAGCAGGACTGGTACCCCCTATTCATATTTGGACTGTTGCACCTACAAGAGCTCAGATGATGCAGGTATGGAACGAGATGCAGGCATTTATTCCAAAACACATTGTTCGTAAAACAAGAACCAAAGCACAAGCTGGTGGCAGAGGTGGTGGATTTAAACAAGATGATTTACACGTATGGTTAGATTTAAAAGATGAAAAAGGCAACTGGTTACCCAACAGATGGAGACAATCTGTATTTTGGGAACTAAAGTCTGCTGACAACCCTGAAGGATTACAGACTGTAGGTCTTGACTTCTTACACATGGCGGAATCCCAAGACATCAAAGAAGCTGCGTGGAACAAGGTAAGGCCTACTCTTAACTCACCTGGAAGACTGGGTAGGGCTATTGTTGAGGGTGTTCCTCCAGAAAGTTCTCAGCATTGGTTTGCAAGGAACTTTAAGATTGCAAAGGAAAATCCCTCTGTTAGAAGGGAAGCGTTCCATGCTTCCACCTTTGACAACCCCTACCTGACAGAAGATGACAGACTTGAGATTGAAGAGGAGAAAGGATCTCTTACTGAAGGTATATGGGAAAGGTTCTATATGGCAAAGCAACCTGAAGGTGCTGGTAACTTCTTTAGAAATATTACTGCTGCATATTCAAGTGATGCCTACGAAATGATGAAACCAGACGAACAAGAGAACTATGTTGCAGGACTTGACCTTGGAAGAACTAACGATGCAACTGTAATGATAATTAAAAACAGGGTTACAAGAACATCTGTATTTGCTGTAGAGCTTATGAAGACTGATTGGTCTCTGCAACTAGAGACAATCAAGAGAGAAGCCATCAGATGGAACCTGCAAGAAATATATATGGACTCTACAGGACTTGGTGGTAAATTAGGAGAAGACGTACTTTATCGTGAACTTCTTGAACATTCAATTCCAATCGTAGGATATAACTTTACACCAAGCAAAAAGTATCAGTTATTTTTAGATTACGCATTATCACTTGAGAAAGAGACTGTTGCATTTCCACAAAGTTTCGGTAAACTTATTAGTCAGTTAGAAGATATTGCTCATAGGGAAACGGCAAATAGAGGGCATCAGTTCTATTCGGTGTCGGGAGGTAGAGATGACTGGGTTGATGCGGAATGTTTAGCTTTAATGGCTTGCGATCCTGCATCCGATGTTATTGAACTCTTGGCAACTCCAAGATCAAAAAGGGGTATAAAACCCTTAAATAACAATTATAGGAACAAAGGTTCTAGGTTGTTGGAGTGGAGGAGATTGAGGAAAGAACTATTGGAACAAGAAGGAATTGAGACCTTATGACAATGAACTATGGTGGTGGAAGCTCAAGTAGCGTTGATCCACAGGAAGAAATAAACAGAGAGAGTGCAAACCCATTAGAAGAACCTCTGTTATCTATTGACTGGGTTCAATCAACTCTTGATTCTGGAAGAAAAGAATTTGACAGTTTTTACGACAACTGTGAAGAAGCTGAAGAATTTTATTTATCAAACTTTGATTTTTCAGTTCCAGAGACAGGTTCTCAGATAAGACTTGGAACTGCACACTCTACAATCAACACACTTGTTGCTCACGTCACACCACAATTTTTAGATATATCAGTACCTCCGCCTGGTCCGAAAGGTCAAGCGAGGGCAGAACTGCTTGAGAAGTTTCTCAGGGGTGCGAATCATATGCTTGAGCAGTTCTCACCAACTAGAAGAGAAACAGCAAAACACATGGCACTTTATGGTGTAGCTTTTGAAAAGACAGAGTTTGCAGCCAACAGATGGGAAGAGTTCCCTGAACCACCAGAAGGTGATGATGTTGGTGATTATCAAGAACAACTCCAAGATGTTTTAAACAGAAGAAACATTAATTGGCCTATAACTTCAACGTGTGTAAATCCCAAAATGATGGTGTGGGATACCAATAATATTCAAAATCCAAGATGGGTAATGCACTTTTATGAGATAGATGCTTCGTGGGTGAGAGCTCACTTTCCCTCTTGGGATGGACCTGTAGAAGGAACAGTAGAATTTGTGGAAACCTGGACTCACAGTCAAGTATGTTACATGGCTGATGGCAAATTTGCATTAGAGCCGAAGCGACACGGCTACAAGACTTTGCCTTTTACAATGTACTGGCCCCATACAGGTCTTATGACAGATGGTAATGATGCTTCGCATCTTTATCGTGGAATACTTCATGGTAACTTTGATATGCTTAGAGCAGAATCAAGATTGGCATCACAGTATCTTGACATTGTAGGTAACTCAGCTTGGCCTACCAGAGACTTTAGAGGTCCTCCTGGAATTACCGAACAAGTCATGGAACAGTATGAGGAGACACCTGGAGCTAAAAACTTCTTGCCACAGAACGTAAACGTGGAAAGAGCAATAACTCCTGATCCTCCAAGTTCAATCGTAGTTGCACAACAGATGATGCAACAAGCAATAGAATCAAATACTGCACCTGCCGTATCAAGAGGTCAAAGACCAACTGGTGCAGCAAGTGGTTATCATACGGCTGTATTAGCAGGTATAGCAGCACTTAACTTTGGTGCTTATGTTGAAGCAGCTCAAAGAGGACTTCAAGATAGAAACGCAATCATATTGCACATTATTGAAAACGTAATTCAAGACAAGGTAACTGTATTTGGTAAAACAGAAACAGGGCCTATGGATGCAATCGTAAGACCTAAAGATATTAAAGGTCACTATGTAAATATGGTTCAACTCTCCCCTACTTCACCTGAAGAACAAGAAAGAAAACTTAACTTGTACAACAGTCTTTGGAGAACAGGGTTTATTGACCAAGATACTGCACTTAGAAAAGCAGGAGTGTCAAACGCACTTGAAGTTAGATCTAAGTTACTTGCAGAAGGATTCTTGAAGAGTGAGCAAGTGCAACAAGTTTTACAAGGTGAAGCTGCTAGAAGAGTTCCAATCTTGCAACAATTAGTTGAAGCAAGTGGAGCAGCAAGCGGACAAGAAGCTGAAGAGATAGCACAAAACATACTTAACACTCAAGGTGATACGCAACTACCAAATGCGGGTAACTTTAGTGCTGGAAACCAACCTCAAAGATCTCCTGCGACAGAAAGGGCAAGAGTAGAGACAAATACAAGACCTGTAGTTCCAGGCAGTTTAAGAGAACAAGAATTAGTCGGTAGGCAGATAGCTTCACCTCGTACTGGTAACAGAAGAGTTCAGGGAGCAGATCTACCTCCAGGGTTAGGACAATAATGGCAGCAAAGAAAAATACATCAATAGACATAGCTTTTGGAGAGTTTGACACAATGGTTGGCAAATTCTTAGAACAAGCAGATATTTCATTCAAGGATGTTGTTAAACCTGAACTACCAAAACAAAAAACACAAAGAAAAAAGAACCCCTTGAATATGAACAACAACCCATTTAGGATATAAATATGATATTTAGATATTACATAATTGGCGGAGACGGCAACACTTACGAACAACAAGTTGAGGTTGATGACAGAGCAGGTAGGTCTTTTACACAATTAGAAGCTGATGCTCAAAGACAAATCAATAATCAGTTAGCTGAAAGCGGTGCTACTCAATTAACCTTGCCTGACACAAGCAGAGGAACAAACAATTATGTACCTGAAATACAAAGAAATTTTGATGCAAGAACAGGAACAAGTAATGTCGGTGGCAGAACTATAAACCTATCCAACCCTAATGCACCGACTATAACGCAAGGAGGTACATCTCCTTTATTGCCATCTGGTGCAAACATACCACCAGCAGTACAACCAAGAATTACTATGACAAATTTTCCAAACCAAAATGAAACATTTTATGGTGATGCTTTTGGGTATGACCAATTTTCAGGTACTGGTGAAGCAACTCCAGGTTTACCTAATGATGCAGGTCAAACATCTGCTGGAAATGTTCCTTTTGATATTAACAACCAACTCATGATGCAAGGTGCAACTCAAGGCCCAGCTCCTTCACCATTTGCATTTAATCCTGAATTTTCTGCACCAGGCACAATCGATACAAGAACTCCAGTTAGAGAGTTTGAAGGCGATGTAATGGAAGGCGGCGGTGGACCTATATTTGCATCCCCATCAACAACACTTGAACCTGAAGTAGAAACAGATATAAATGCGTTGCCTAGTGAGCTGACAAGAATAAATAGGCAGTCAGTTGTTGGTTTATCAGATGCTAATTTTGACACAGTTTTTAGAAGACTAATTGAAGAAAAAAGAGCAAGTGATGGATCTCTGTATAGATTGTATTCTTACGGGTTAAGTGAAGAACAATTAAATGCTGGTGGAATAGAAACAATAGCATTTCTTGTCGAAGGCGGCAAGGAAAATGATTACACGCAACCTTTTAATAATGAAGTAGCAGTTTCACCTCAAACATACGAAAGATCTCCAAATATTTTGCAATTAACACCAAATGATTTACTTGGTTATGGAACAAGTGCAGAATATTTTAATAATGGTGGAAATAGAACTGACACTATTGCACTTAATGTTTACTTAAGAGAAAACTATAAAGATCAAGATAAAATACCTGACTGGTATAAAAAGGTTAACGAACTTAACAACAGAGAAGTTTTTGAAAACAGAACAGATGACGGAAATATAATTTATAGTTTTGGTCAAGGTTTAAGTAGCGAACAATTAGCAGGTGCTGACTTCATGCAACCAGGTACAGGGAACATTGGAACAGGTACAGGTATAGTTGCAGGAACAGAAGAGGAAGAAGATTCTGTTTCTGGAGTAGGTGATTTTGATACATCAGTTAGTTCACCAGAAGGACCTGGATCAGGTGCAGCACCATCTGTATCTTCAGGGCCTGGTCAAACTGCAAATCAAGTAAGAATAGAAGATGTATTAGGAGAGTTTCTTGATTTCGATGTAAATGATGCTTTGTCAAACTTTTTAGCAACATCACCTGCTCTAGGTTTAAATCTACCAGTTGATGCAAATGGTAACAGACGAAACATAACTGCGGATGACTTTCCTGGTTTTCCACCTGAAATATTAGATCCAAACAATTTATTTATTAGAGTAACTGAAACCACATCAGTTGCTGATGCAGATGGAAATCTAATACCTGCAACTTCAACAAGAGTTGTACCAAACCCTGCTGTTGAACTCTTACTTGCACAGTACGCTGAAAGAGTAAGAGCATTGACTGATTTACAGGGTTCAGCAGATGACATCTTACAGGCACAAGTAAGTGCATCAGGTGGTTTATTTGGAGGACCAACTGGTTCTTTAAATCT